GAAAAGCAAAGAGCCCGCGAGCCCTTCGGACTTATGCACCCTGCGCGGGCTATTCTGCCTCTCGATGATCGAGAGCGTGTTGTCCTGGGCAACCGATATACCTGCATCGATATGCGGATATTTCCGGGCATCCTCTAGGTGCCGCTCCGGCACCATCCACGACCCCGCATAGGAGTTAGGGAAGACGATCGCGCCGAGGGCTGAATAGATGTCTGAATTGTCGTCAGCACCTAGTTTCGTCAAAATCGGAGACGCAGGCACTATATTGATAACCCGAAACGGGTTGCCGCCCGAGGTCGCTTTAAGCTGGACTCGGTAATCCTGCCGTCCGAAAACGTCGTCTGCCGCGTCTATCGGAGAGAACTCGTAGGTGTTGTGGATGCCCGGAGCCGTGTTGAGTTCGTTCTCGATCTTGAGGAAAATAGAGTCTGCGGTACTTAGGGTCGAGTCTTTGTCGAAAAAGAAGAACCCCGTGAAGTTGATCGTAGCAACCGTGCTCCAAACACCAAGGAACTCTTCTAGCCGGATAGAACCCCCGGTTAGATCGACACTCCAAGTCCATTTGTCCGCAATCAGCATACCTTAGAACCTATCGCGTAGGTTGACTTCTTGCAATACTCGCTGCCTTCGAGCTTCGCTGTTTCTACCCTGCTGCAAAGATAGCACATCAGACCCGAAGAACTGCAAAGTTTGTTCTCTGACATCCGGTCTGTAGAGCCCTGCCTCTTTGAGGGCATCTACGATAGCCTTGGTAGTATCTTCTTTCTCTCGCTCTCTTTTGCGGGTGCCTTCCGGGCTTGTTATCGCAGAAGGATCTCTTACATCTTCTGCGAGAGAACCTTCATAAATATCGGCGGCCCCAGCGAAAGCTTTTTCGAGACCAGAAGCACCCATTGTGATGCCCCCCATTACGTCCCCAGAAGTAGCACCATAAATAGCACCAGTAACAGCCTCTCCCAAACCAGTCCAAATCCCACCAGCACCTTTTATTTGCTGCTTCTCCGCAGGACTCCCACCAAACTGTTCCGCAAGCAAATCAAAAATGGCAGATTGGATTGCAGTCGCAGCAGAAGCTGAATTTGTAGCCGTTTCTAACGCAGCTTGAGCGTGGGCAGCATCCGTAGTTGCATCCGCCATGTCTTGTATGGAATCCGCTACTTCAATATACCCTTTTGCTGTCTCTGAAAGAGCCGTAACGATACCGTCGTACAACTCTATCTGGTCTTTCAAAGACTCATTGTGCATCTTAGCCAGTTCAGCACTGCGAGTCTCTTCGTCGTTCAAAGCCTTCTGCCTTTGTGTTTGCTCCTCCATAAAAGCCGCTTGCTCATCGATAATCGAAGAATCAAAAGCATCTTTGAACCTGCCCATAACTTCTGCAAGGGCTGCTGCCTGCTCCCGACGCTTCTCCTGTTGAAGCTTTAATAACTCAGCCTCTTTCTTTAACTGCTCGTCGACAGCCTTATTACGAGACTCTTGAATTTGGTACTGCAAGAGTGCGAGTTTTGTAGATTTTTGCTCCTGTGCAGCTATCTGAGCTTTTTCATCTCCCAAGGCTGCCGCTGTCTGAGCCATAAGATATTCCATCTGGATCAGATTACTTTTAACAGCAATCAAAGCCTCGTTTTGATGCAAAGACATATCTTCAGCTTTGCCCTGAGCTTTGAACATCTTAACGCGAAGTTTCAAAGTAGCTAAGGCTTGCTTATATTCAGCACTTAAAGCCTTGGTATTACGTTTGGCATTTTTTGCGACCCTCGCAGCTATGCCCTTTGCTTGTCTCTCCGCATCCTTTTGGGCCTTTTTAAGATCAACTGCGTTTTTATCCTTCTCCCGCTTACGCCTCGCATTAGGATCGATAGGCTTAATGTTGGCAGTACTGGCATACATTTGCCCGTAAAGATCCCTGAGAAAGCCTCTTAATTTTGGAGAAGCCCCTCCAACCTGTTTCAACAAATCTTTTAGATGCTCGCCACTTACAAGGAAAGAGAGGCCCATCCTTTCCATAGCACCTTGTGCTACCTTCGCTGCATCCTTCATAGAAGTTATGCCATCGGCCTCTCGACGCAAGGCATCGACGATCGCGTTCATGACGTGCATATTGTCAGATTGCGCCGCACCCAAATGCTCAAAAGTTGCGATAGCTGAAACCACCGCAGCAGGCATCTTGCTATATTCTTCCTTTAACTCCCGAACTCTTGCTGCTGTACTCTCAGCGACCAGTCCCACCAAATCCTGCGCTTTGTGCATTGCCAGCATGTTTTTAACAACTTCTGGATTGTCCCACTCGTCCATAGCTGCGCCAATAGCTTTTGCCTGTGCTAAAAGAGGACCTACACCTACGTAGCCGGCCACACCCATTTTATCTTGGGCATCTTGATAAGCTTTGTACGCTTTAATCCCTACAGCACTAAAACGAACCAGGTCTACGATCAGATCTCGAGTCGCTTGTCTAAGAGAATCTACAGCTTCCTCTGCCCCTCCAAAACTTTGGAGAATCGTCTCGCCAACCGAAACAAGAGCGTTATTTAGTTCCTCACCAACAACAATCTTGAACTGGTTTACGGCTTCGTGAATCTTCTTCAAGCGACTCTGGAAAGAGGCTAGAATGTTGTTCGAAATGTCTTCTGCGACACCGCCAACATGATTCAAAGAAAACGCATACGCATCGAGGCTGCTAATACCCTGCTCTAAGATCGAAACCATAGCAGGACCAGCACGTTGGCCGAAAATCTGCAAAGCCTCGTCTGCGGTCATACCAGCCGCTTCAAAATCATACATGATGTCGATAAACGGACGCATCTTGCCCGCAGAATCAACAACAGTAACGCCCAAAGCCTTTAAGAGCTTGGCAGACTTCTTCGACGGGTTTTGAAGTCGGCTTAGAGCATTACGCAATGCTGTACCAGCCATCTCGCCCTGAATACCAGCATTGCCCAACAAACCGATCGCCGCAGATGTCTCCTCAATAGAAACACCACTCGCCTTTGCAATCGGAGCGACGTACTTCATCGCATCGCCCATTTGGACCATGTTGGTATTTGAACTTGTGATAGTGGCTGCCATCACATCCACGACGTCCGTAAGAGCCTCCGCAGGAACCCCCCATTGCGTCATGATATTGGTCGCAATATCGGCTGCACGGCTGAACTCCATCATACCGATAGTAGACAGCTTCATGACAGACTCGATGCCTGTCAGAATCTCAGATGCCTTCATGCCAGCCATACCCATGAAGCTCATCCCATCAGCAACTTTGTCAGCAGCAACACCAAACTTCTTCGACATTTGCAAAGCTTTGTTGTTCAACTCGAACATCTCAGCCGAACTTGCCGAAGTAACAGCCTCAAGCTTCTTGAGTTGGTGCTCGAAACGAGAAGCCTTCTTTGAACTGTCGATTAACTGGCTCCCTAAGAACTCCGCTGCACGAGCAATGGCATATATACCGGCTGCTGCTGCCGCCATACCCATCGCACCAATGCTTTTCAAAGCTTTGCCGAAAGTACGAGTCTTCTTAGAAGCTTTATCGGTAGACTCTCGAAGTTCGTCTTGACTCCTAGAAACCTTTCTTACGGTATTATTGTAACGCGCCATGGTAGGGGCAAGGCGATTGTAGTCTCGTACTACCTTTTTTATCTCTTTGCTTTCACGAGCATGGGCAGCAGCAATATTGCCCTTTCTGCCGGATCGAGCCCTGCGGAGCCTCTTTACTGCTGCCTCATTCTGTGCCAGCAAGTCCTTATATTTCTTACTTCCCTTTTTCTGCTCCTTATGCAGCTTTCGCAGCTCGGCTGCATTCCCTTTGATCATCAACTTCTTATTTTGTAGTGCGGCTGCAACCTCCTTCTCTACCGCAGCAATAGCGGCTGCTGCCTTCTTTCTAGAAGCAGCCTCTCGATCAACAAGAGCCTTCAAGTCAGCACTTAACTTCTTTCGAGTCTTACCAAGTTCTTCTTCGTGCTCTTGCAACTCCAAGAGCCTTTTTGCATTTTTCTTTAGGATCTCATTCTGATCCTTGGCAGACTGCCCTGTCTGCTGCAACGCCTTTTTGGCGTTGGCCATGCCTTTGACAAATTTGGAAGTGTTGGCGACGAGATTAACATTTACGGCCCCAAGATTCATTGCCATAGCTATCTCCTACGCCCGCTTTTACTGCCTTGCTTGGCCTTCTTAATTGCCTTGCGCTCCTCATCAGCCTTGAACTTGAACCATGAACCCCAACCAAAAAACTCTTCGACGGGCATCCTCTCCTCAAGCTCCGAAACCATCATCCCGAGTGTTTCGGCAATGTGGTACTTGAGTTGCATCTCCCCGTCGTCTCTTAGTTTTTTGCCGTGTCTTCCGTGTCGACGTTAATCAACGCCTCTGCTACAGCGCCCAAAACGTCTACGTAGCTGCCCGTAGGAGCTTCCAACATAACAGGAATGTCCGTCGTCGAGAAAACCTTATCCCCACTAGTAGGATCGTGGGTAAGGTGGACGACCGCTAGAATGCGGAAGAGACCGAAGTCGAAAGAAACTTCTCCTTGGGCATCCATCTTACGACTAGACTCTAGGATTTGAGACCTTGCACCAACCGTAGGGGATCGAACCTCAAACTCCAAACCCTGTAATTCCACCGTCTCTGTACGGTGCTCGACCTTCGCTCCGA